CGCAACGGCCAGTGAGATTGATTCTACTGAAGGTCTGAATCGTGATAAAATTCTCGAAAAATATTTGGCGGTTGTTGAACCTACTGCAATTAAGAGTGGTATTATGCCTGGTTCTGGCATTGAACCTGGTTGGGGATCCTGTCCAATTTGCGAAGTAGAAATGACGTTTTTCCAAAATGAAGCGAAATTAGGTTGCCCACGTTGTGGTCATGAAGAATTTATTCTGGTCGATTCCGAGAAGCCTAGCTACAAAGATCCTCCACGTGAAATAACATACTTTGCTTACAAGAAAATCAATCATTTCAAGGAATGGCTAGCGCAGTTCCAGGCCAAGGAGAATACGGATATTCCACAGGATGTGATTGAATCCGTTATGCGTGAGCTCCGCAAAGAACGTATTTCAGATCCGAAGAAAATCAAAAAGGAGAAGATTCGTGAAATTCTACAGAAACTTAAAATGTCGAAAATGTATGATCATGTTCAACAGATCAAGAATCGTATTCAGCATCAGATGACGAATCTGACGTTGAGCAAGGAAGTGGAGGAGAAGTTGCAGTATTTGTTTAATGAGATTCAACCGGCATTCATCAAATATTGCCCGCGCGACCGATCTAACTTCTTGTCATATCCATATGTGCTTTACAAGTTGTGTCAACTGTTGGAGATGGATGAATTCTTGCCGTGTTTCCAGCTGTTGAAATCGCGGGAGAAGTTGTATCAACAGGATTTGGTATGGCAGAAGATCTGTCAGGAAATGCATTGGCAATTTATTCGGTCGATTTAGAGGGTGGGTTTCTGTTTGATAGTTAGAGAGCGCAAATGGCATTTGGACTCTGTAAATATCGTGATGTGCTAGGGGCGCCCGGAACTGGTGTTCATGCGCATCGTGTCGCAGGTGTTGCCGCTGTAGATCTTGGGTTAACAGTGTTGGCGGCGGCTGCGATCGCATGGTGGTTCGATTGGCCTTTTGGCTACACATTCATTGGATTGATGGTGTTGAGTGTGCTTGTTCACCGTGCTTTTTGTGTGCGCACGGCTCTCGTGGATTTCTTGTTTGAACGGGGGCGAAAACGTGTGGAACTCAGTAAGGTTGAGGAATAGGGGCTTTATAATAAAAAGAATACATATAGTTTCTATATATATTCATTTTAATGCCTTTTATATAACATTCTGTTTAGTCAACTTCCTCTACACGCGGTCCGCCTTCAGGGACAGATGTAGTGTCTCCAGAGGATCCTTGACTCTGGTACAGGCGCACCATTATGGGGCTAATAATTCCCTCCCATGCTTTCTGTTTCTCTTTAACTTCTTCAACAGGCGCCTCACGATTATCATCGAGCCAGTCCAGACCCTCCTTTACAGTTGCCTCAATCTTTGCGCGATCATCCTCTGACAACTTCTCCTTCACTTTCTCATCATTCGCAGAATTGCGGGCGTTGTAGAGATACGCCTCTGCGCCATTGCGGGCCTCAACACGCTCCATAACCGTCTTGTCCTCCGCCTCATAGCGGCTCGCCTCTTCTACCATGCGCTCAATGTCCTCCTTGCTGCGGCTCTTATCGTTCGTGATGGTACACTTGCTGGACTTACCCGTGGACTTCTCAACAGCGGCGACATTCAGAATACCATTTGCGTCGAGATCATAGGAGATCTCAATCTGGGGAACACCGCGGGGCATGGGAGGAATTCCACCGAGATCGAACTCACCAAGAAGATCGCAATCACGAGTTAGCGCGCGCTCACCCTGGTAAACACGAACCTTGATCTGTGTCTGATTGTCGCTGTACGTGCTGAACACCTGCGTCTTCTTGGTAGGAATAGTGGAGTTGCGCTTAATGAGAGGCGTCATGACGCCTCCAGCGGTCTCGATACCGAGCGTAAGGGGCGTCACATCAAGGAGCACAATACCATCCGTCTTGGAGGATTGGACACCACCAAGAATCGCACCCTGAACAGCGGCACCATACGCAACGGCCTCATCTGGATTGATGCTCTGGCAGAGATCCTTTCCATTGAAGAAATCACGGAGGAGCTGCTGGACACGGGGGATGCGGCTGGAACCACCAACTAGAACAATATCGTTGACTTTATCCTTGCTGATCTTTGAATCGCGAAGAACCTGTTCCACGGGCCCGATACACTTCTTAAAGAGCGTATCGCAAAGGGACTCGAACTTCGCACGGGTCAGAGTGAGTGCGAGATCAATGCCATCTGCAAGTGAATCGACCTCAATCTGGGCCTGTGTAGAAGTGGAGAGAGTACGCTTGGCGCGCTCACATGCGGTGCGAAGGCGTCGCAGCGCACGGGCATTATCCTTAATATCGACCTTGTGTTTACGACGGAACTCTTCGGCAGCCCAGTCAACGACAAGGTTATCAAAATCTTCGCCACCAAGATGGCCATCGCCGGCCGTAGCATTCACCTCAAAAATACCGTCATCAATAGTCAGGAGAGACACATCGAACGTGCCTCCGCCCATATCGAAGATAACCACACGCTTCTCGCCCGCACCCTTCTTATCAAGCCCATATGCAATCGCCGCCGCGGTGGGCTCATTGATAATACGCATAACATTCAGGCCCGCTATGGTTCCAGCATCTTTCGTTGCCTGACGCTGTGCGTCCGTAAAATACGCAGGGACGGTGACTACCGCATCCTTAACAGTGGTTCCCAGATAAGACTCCGCAATAGCCTTCATCTTCTGTAGAACCATTGCGCTGATCTCTTCAGGATAAAACTTCTTTTGACCATCCTTGGTATCTACAACAATCTGTGGACGACCCTTGCCATCATCAATGACATCATATGGAAAGTGTTTCATATCAGCCTGTAGAACGGGATCCTTGAACTCGCGACCAATCATACGCTTAGCATCAAAAACAGTAGAACGAGGGAACGCAGCAGCCGCCGCCTTGGCCGCGTCACCGATTACACGCTCAGAATCCGTAAAAGAAACCATAGATGGAACTGTGCGATTACCGGTTTCACTTGCGATGATCTCAACACGATCATTCTGCCAGACTCCAACACAGGAGTAGGTCGTTCCCAAATCAATACCAATAACCGGACCCTTTGAAGCCATTTCTGATTCTGTAGAATACTGAAATCTTTAAGTTTAGGTTTGGGGCCAAAGTTGACAGGGTGTTTAGGCAGGGTGGTAGCGTTCACACCAGGATTTAAAAAGATCCGGTGATGGTAGTGGTAGAACAGTAGTTCTACTGCTGCTCTAAGGTCCTATAACTCAGACTGCGCCGCGGTCTCTGTTGTAGGGCCTCTTAGGTCCTATAACTCAGTTGGTAGAGTGCCACTCTTATAGACGTATGTTCTATACTCAGGAAGGTGGCTGTCGTGGGTTCAATCCCCACTGGGACCATTTTTGTTGGCTTCGTGTCAACATAGCATCGATAGTTCAGTGGTAGAATGGGACCCTTCCATTAGTGGATTTCGGAGAAATCTACGACGCCCAGGTCTTGACGCGGGTTCGATTCCCGCTCGATGCAAACGCCCTTATCAGGATTCCAAGAATCCTGATAAGGTTTTTTGCTTTTTATTCAGAGAATTCACTCTCTGCCAACGACTCGTTGCCATCAAGCTCTTTTGATGCGGATTTAGCAGTCGCCTTACCATCTTCCATTTTTTTCAGACACCAATCACCCCCAACTTGATCAATCGAAATTCGCAGAGGATCTCCATATCGTAGAATAATTTTGAAATCAATACAACTGGATGTCGATATCATATCAATTCGACACACATCTGCGATGCGCACAACTGTATTATGTAGAAGAATCCATTCACTCATCGTATGACCCATACATCACATTCAGCAACAAATCAACTTTCACCTAAACACAGAGGTCCACCGAGCCAACAGACAGATGCAGACAATTGCCTCATTCGATCTCGGCATCAAAAATCTCAGCTATTGTGTTGCGACCTTTGATGGTTCTGGAATACTCATGTCAATACCACGTTGGGCAAATCTGAACTTACTTGCCGAAGGCGCAGATTCACAGAGTCAGACACGATGTGCTTGTGGAGGACCTGCTTCTTGGGCCGACAAACCTGCCTCACGTATCTGGTGTAAAAAATGTGTGCGAAAAGGGGTCGCTGGAACCAAACCAACTCTTGACATCTCTGGAACAAGGCTCGCAGACTGGCGCGCATGGGCACCGACCGCACTTGGAGTGTCAGAAGTAGAAACACGGCGTATGTCAAAGGCTGCAATCGAAGAACGTGCTGCCACAATTCGCCTCATGCCATATAAGGCGCCGAAGGCTAAGGGCGTATCTCTACAGTCTCTCCTCGCAGCCATGGAAGTATGTCTGGATTCAGAGCTTGTTCACTTAGCAACAGCACAACGTATTCGTCTAGAAAATCAACCATCGGAATTCGCACCCCACATGAAGTCCATTCAAATCATGCTGTTTGCGCTCATCGACCATCGCCTTCGACGTGAATACGGCTGGACAGGAACCATGGAATTTGTTTCAGCATCTGTAAAGACGCGCGGAACCGCTGCAGGAACCGGAAAAGAAGCCAAACGGTCGCGCAAACTCGCGGGTATTCAGCGTGTTGAAGGGCTACTCAAAGCCGCTGGATCAATGGATAAACTCGCATGGTGGTCGGCACAGGCAAAGAAGGACGATTTAGCTGATGCGCTGCTGATGTGTGTAGATGGGGCAACTGCGACTTGATCCCGAAATTTATTACGAATAATATAGAGTGTTGATACTGTTAGTAGTGCGATTTCTGTTCCACTACGACTTATCATTGCGATGTCGTATTGATAAATACTGTAAACTAACCAGAGAGAAGATGATCCAATATTGAGTAGGCAAAAAACAAGAGAATAATTATTCCGACTTTTATTTTTGTAGAGCAAATACAAAAATATGAATCGTGCCAAAATAGAAACAGAAATCGCTGTATATGGAAATGATTCTAGTTCTTCTGGGCCCATTGATTGAGATACTAGAAACCTCTTAAAGTATTACAGCCACTATAAAGATTTCAAAATAGAAAACAGAATGAGGTGTTTTTTTTCTTGTATAGATGATGTAGCTGTCGCTGTTTCCCCAGTCTACAAAGATGTTCCTCTTCGGCGGCCGTTAAAATCTCTTGAGGAACAACCAGAGTTATTAGATCTCCCGCTATCTGCCGTTTCTGTTATGGCAAGCCACAATACCTACATTCGAACTCTACAGCATATGTCAGAAGCTACAGTGGATGGCATTCGAATTGCATTGAACCTCGGGTGTCGTTGTTTAGAACTTGATGTCTATCGCGATGGGGCCGAAGTATTTGTTGCGCATGGAAAGGAAGAGAAGCCGCGAGATATTATTACTACCACGCGTTTGCCATTAGCGGATGCGCTACGCTATATCGCCTCAAACGCATGGGCATATACAACAGATCCTATCTTTTTAGCATTAGAATTGAATGTACACAGTGAAGCAGAAGCCTCGAACACAATCGCACGTGAATTAGTTGCCGCATTTGGCAATCGACTTTACACTGGCCCACTAGATGGTTCTGTACACCTTCGCGATCTTATTGGCCGTGTTGTATTAATGTGTGGAGGTGGGGCAGGAGGATCGCATCTACCACTTCTTATGAATGTAAGTTGGAATGAAACCTTCCAAAATATTCCTTCTGTAGCTAATCCGGCAAATCTTAATGGCGTTGGGACGGCTATACGTGTGTATCCCGCAGGAGATTTCCGCGGAGCACTGAGTCTGAATTTTGACCCGACACCATTTTTACAGAATGGTTCCACATTCTGTGCGCTTAATGTCTGTTGCGACGATGATGCGATGCGCGCAGCGCTAGCCTGGTATGCGACATCGAGTTTTGTTCGAAAGCCAGTTAGATCCGTTTGAACCGCCAGTTAAAGGTCTCCACCTATGGCAACGATATGAGTGTACAATTTGCTGAAAGTAGCGGATCTAAACCCTCTGTCCAGGAACTGGCGTCATTTGCTAGTCGAGGAGCAGAGATTTCGATCGGTGGAGATGATATAGTAGAACTTGGCGATGATCTCGGAATTGGCCTCCTGGCAAATCAGAATAAACTTGCAGCATCCCCGAAAGCACCAACGCCCCGACAAGTCGCAATCAATACTGGCGGCCCAGCTATATCAGAAATTCCACAGATTGATATCAAGCCAATTGATGATCTTGGTGTTGTAGATCTAGATGCTGTCCCTGGCGCAGGAGATATTCAGATTAATCGCGCACCAGAGCCTGCGCCTTTTGTTATCAATACAGTTGGCGATGGTGCTTCTAGCGGAAACAGCAGCGGAAGTGGCATGAGCCCTGATCAAGAACACAAGGAGAAGCAGCGTCTGATTACAAAGCTCCGACGTCTCGAACAAGAGGGCATGAAAGGCTCCCGTATGACAATGTCAAATAGCTATGAGGAAATTAAACAGGAATATGATATGCTAACGGATAGTAAGGGGCTTGAGGCATCTATTCGATTCCAGCGAAACGCACTGATGACGTTTGTATCAGGTGTAGAAATGGTAAATGATAAGTTCGGTAATAAGTTACCTGTGAAGCCTCGTCTTAAGGGTTGGTCTGAGTCTGTCCACACGAATATCGGTGATTTCGATGATATCTTCGAGGAACTTTATGATCTTTACAAGGACAAGGCGAAGATGCATCCACTTATGCGCCTCGTGGGTACGTTAGGTGTGTCCGCAACAATGTATCATCTAACAAATTCTATGGCAGAGCGTTCAGGTGTTCCTGGTATGTCGGATCTGCTAAATGATAATCCTGAACTACAGCGTCAGTTTGCGGCAGCGATGGCCGCAAAGATGGGCGGCGGTTTCGGAAATTTCATGTCAGCAGCATCGGGGTTTCAAAGCGCAACTGGACCATCCCCTGTTAACGGGCCAGCGCCAATGGGAATGGGCGTTCCGCCACCGTCGCCTCCACGTGGAGGCATGTCGGGACGATCCCCGTTTAACAATGCCGCTGCCGCTGAAGAAGCTGCTGCTGGATCACGTGTTCGCCGCGAAATGCGCGGACCCACCGGAGTGGATGATATCCTCAAAGCATTCGAAGCAGAGCGCATTATCCAGCAGAACCCAGTCGCTAGTCAGCACGCCGGCATCTTCGTCCCGTCTGGCCCACCTCCGGTACAATCGAGTGGAGTGCAAGTTCTGCGGGAAGGAGTAGGTGGCCCAACAGATCCACTGGGAGATTTTGCTGTTGATGATATTGGCAGTATTGGTAGTGGAAGTACAATGAATACGGAGCGGCGTCGTGGTCGTCGTCGCGCCGTCGCGGCACCCGCGGGCGAAGT